GTTTCTTCTTCGTCAGATTCAAAATCTTCATCTTCTTCGTCAGATTCAAAATCTTCATCTTCTAAGTCAAGTTCAAGTTGTTCTTCTTCGCCATTAAAAACTTGCCCAGCTACTTCAATTTTCGCTTGATCTAAAGCGTCAGTCATTCTTTGGCCAATTAATTCTTGGAATACATCATTTGCAGCATTAAAGTCTTGGTTTGCTGCGTGCCCAATCATTGTTTCAATATCACTCATTTTTATCTCCTTGAGGTGCTGGATTTATATGGTCATCATCGTGACCAATTTCTCCAGATTTTAATTCATCATCAATCTGATTACGCATTTGTTTAATATCGTCGTCATCAAAATGAAGTACATTCTTCATAACCCATTCTTTTGAATAGAACTCACCAACATACTGTTGCATAATATCTAACGTTTGTAAACGTTCTCTTAAAATTTCGGCATCTTTTAATTCTGAAAAATGATTATCTCTAATATAATCAACAAGAATATCGTTTGACCATTCATTCCAATCATCTTCAGTAATAATACCTTTTAAAATTAATTGTTTTTTAAGAATATTATAAAAGAAATGGTTGAATCTAGATCTAAGCCTGTCAATAAACTTTTGAAATTTAAGTTCATCCCGATTAATTTCTGTAGATCTGCCAAGAGAAAATTGAGATTCTTGTTCTAATCTATTAATTGGAACGTTTAAAGATCTATATAGGCGTTTTTGAAAGTAAATAATATCGTCAATTTGGCCAAGGTTTTCACCTCCTGGCAGTGTTGAAATCTCGGTGCCTCGGCCGCCTTCTCTACGAGGAAGCCAAAAATCTTCAAGCATTGACATATGTTTACGGTCATCTTTAATTGCGCCTGTTGATGCGTCATAAACTAATTTATTACGGTACTTAGCCATAATGTTTTTCATATATTCTTCAGACTTACCCTTTGGCAAATTACCAACATCAATATAGAATATACGGCGCTCAGGAGCTCTAGCTAATCTATAAATGACTAGCGAGTCTTCCATCATACGTAATTGATTAATTGGTTTTAATGATTTATGTAAGTGTGAAACAACTCTTTTTCTGCGCTCATCTAATAAGCCAGAGGTAACATATGAAACGGAATCTGTTGTAAGTTTTACGCCTTGTGCCTGAGCACCAGGTTTTTCTTGGTAAATAAAGAACTCATCAACATTTTTAATAACTGAAACGCCTGATACTGGATCTTTTTCTCTTCTTACTTGTTTTACTTTACGAATCTTAGAAGCATCAATTGGTCTTATTTCTTGAATACCAGCTTTTGCATTTTTATCATCAATAACCAAATGGTGATACATTCTACCATCAACATACCAACGCTTAAACATGTCGTGCCCATGTTCGCCAAATTGAATCATTCTATAAACGTTATCGAATTCTTCTATAATTTGTTTTTTAATATTATCAGGTGCTTTTACTTTATCTAAAACTAAAGAAACGTTTTGCTCTTCATTTGAAGAAGTAATAGATTCGTTGATAATATCTTCTACCGCTGCGTCTACCTCAGGGTGAGTAGCTACAGCTCTATATTGTAATATAAGTTGCTGGTCATCTTTAGTTTTATCGTTACCTTCAATATCGACGTACGTACCAAAATGTGCTCCAGCCGCAGTAATATAGCCAGCGCCGTCATCGTCCAATGGAGGAACGATTGAAGGTAACATATCTTTGTTAACCTTTTTACCGGCTCTTTTAATCTCAAAACCAAATAATGTTAAACTATTGTCTGCCATTTTGAATTCCTAAAATAAAGATGTAGGGCCTGTGAAGGCCCTACGATATTTTTATTTATACTACTATGAAGTAGTTGCTGCTTCCCAGTATTGTACTTGGAATTCAACAGTAAATCTTTCAATTTCATTTTCTGAAGCATAGCTTAGATCAATTGGTGAAATAGCTGTTGGGAAAGCGCCACGGAAATTGTATGTTTTTAGTGTGCTTCCATCTTTGTCAATTTGCTCAACAAACAGATCAGCTTCATAATCAGTGGGGTTTGTTAGACCGGTATTTGCAGAGTGTGCATTCATACCATTCATCCAACGCTCCATTGCGTTACGAACATTAAAATCTGTATCGTTAATAATTGTTGGAGTCCATACATCAAATGTACGATCTCCAGCCATTTTTAATTGACGCCCCCGGAAAGGAACAATAATTGTTCCCATTGTTGATCCTGGTAACTGAGCTGCTTCACATAAGAATGAAGTAAGCTCTATATCGCCACCAGCATATCCTGGAAATGTAATTGTAGATTTAAAGAGATTAGGGCGTGCGCCTCCACCTCTTAGTTTTGCTTTAAAATCATCAACACCTAGTACTGCCATTTTTTATCTCCTTATACCTGTAGTCCAGCGACTTCTTCAAAGTCCACACCGGTTCTAACAGCTACAAAGTTAAGAGTAATGTAGTTAATAGAACGTGCAGGTTTAATGAAAATGTTTGCAATAAATTCATTTCTATCGATTACAGCTGCTGTGTTATTTGTTTCGTCACATACGACACGGAAGTCTGTAATACCTCTCCGTCCTTTTACTTCTCTTAAAAATGGCTCAACGATACTTACAAATTCTGCTCTTGTAAATTCATCGTTAAATTCGAACATTGTGTTTCTCGCAGCCAAAGCAATTGATCTTTCCAAAACTAAAAACAGGCGACGTACGTTAATACGATCAAATGCTGATGGTCTATTCATGTGAGTTTTATCACCAAATAGAAGCACACCTTGTCCTGGCATATTTGCAATTGGATTAATACCTGCTTTATACAGCGTATCTCTTTGAGCTTTTGTTGGTGTGTATGCTAGGTTAGTTACGCCTAGATAGTTACCACGTCTTGGGCCAGCTGGTGAGAACCAAGGTGCTGCGTTTGCATCTGATGCCGCCATAATACCGGCTGTAGATGATGATGCAGGAATATGAATGTATTTGTCGTTATATTTATCATACACCTTTAACCAGTTATTATCAACAACTAAGTATGAACTGTATGTATAATCATCAACATCTGCTACAGTAGCAGTAACAGGATCTGATGCATTTACAACAGAAGCGCTAGCTGGAGATGTTACTACAACACAATCTTTACGTGTTGAGCTAGCAGTTGCAACTAAATCATCAACAACTGTTTCTTGAGCAGACGCAGTGGTCATACCTGGTGCAATTAAGAAATCTACTTCAATTGTATCTTTATCTTCAACTTGATTATAAGCAGTTGTATAATCGCCTGTTGAAATCGTGCCGTCGTGGCCAAATGCAAGCGAAGCAGAATCTTTTGCGTCTGCAAAGGAAGCACCATTATACCAAAGCCAGTTTGATCTAGCATTAATAACGTCTTTTGCATAGTTTGTTGAACCATCAGCGTTTGTTGCTGAAGCTGAAGTTGATAAGAATGAATATCTTTCTAGTACACTATTTGAAGTACCTGTAATTACGCCATCCTCATCAAGCACGAGAACGTGAACTTCACCTGCATCCGGTTGTCCATCAAATTGCGCTTTAAATGATGCTGCATCTGTAGCCCAAGATCCATTATTAAGAACAGCGTATTTTAAGCTGTTTCCTAGTGTTCCTGGATATTTTGCTGTCCAATCAGCAAGTCCAGTAAGTGTATCTCTATGGTCAGCATTCTTAATAAGATCTGCTGAATCTTGGCCTGCGAGGCCTGCGGCAGCGTTTGCAGCGCTGTCTCCATCTATTGCACGAACGACTTGAAGTGCATTAGAATATTTTAAAAAATATGCAGCTGTATGGAAGTCAACTGCGCGGTTGTCGTCTGGTGCGCCAAAAGTTGTAGCTAGTTCAGTTTCTGTACTGATCTTAGTAGCTACTTCCGCCGGGCCCCAACGAAATTCACCAGCATATGCGCCAGTAGTAGATTGAACGTTAGGCACACCGCCTGTTAGATCTACTTCTTTGACGATAATAGCTGGAGATTCGGAAGGTACGCCTATTGCCATCTTTGTTTTCCTTTTCCAGTGAAACAATTATAAGTAATCATAATACGAATATTCAATTACTAGTATTTATAATTTTTAAAAATTGGTGTGACTAGGGTCATATTTAACTTCCATGTCACCATCTAAAGACCAAGAATTTTCTGGAATGTCTTCAGTTTCTTCTACCCCGTCATCAATAAACCCAAATGGCACGACATCGGCTTCAATTTCTTCCATTCTCTGTTTAAACATCATTTCTTTTAAATTAATATCAGTAAGATTTCTAAAATAATCTCCTGTTGCAAAATAACCAAACATAACTAAATTCATCATTAAGTCATCGTGGTTGCCATCTGAAGCTTCGTATGATTGACCTTTTGCCACAAATGTAGATATTTCTAATATAGTATTTTCATCATATATTTCTAATTTATTTTCTTCTAATATATCTTTTATAGCAGAACAACCAAGTCGCTTGACTTTACGAGTCATTTCAACCCCAAGCGCATTTGCTTTAATAGCTGACTCAATAAACAGATTTTCATATTCTAGTTCATGATATAACCCATTGCATACAACCATGCCTTGGTCATTAGATTCTACTACAACCATTGCTTCATTGTATAGTTTTGCATATTTATAAATAATATTTGGGAAGAGTAATGGAGAGATAGTGTTATTGCGATATACAGCAACCTGTTCAAACGGGCGAGCGCTAATATCGATCAAATTAAAAGTTGAATAATCCTGTCCTCTTCCCCTCGAAACATCGACTGTCATAACGTAGTCATGTTCTTTTTTAGGTTCTTCATAAATATATAATGAATTAGATTCTAACAATGCTTTAGATGGTTTAGCTCTAAATTCTAATAGTTTATTTCCAGATATTAATGTATCACCCGTGCCAAAAAATGTATTACCAAACTCTTGGTCAAATTGCATCTGAGATGTATTAGCAATGGTTTGTTTTTTCCATTCTATATCTCTTCCAGGAACATCCCACCAATCTACTTTAAATGGCGTAAATTCATTTGTTTTTTGGACAGCGCCTTCCCATATCTTTTGAAATGTATTACCAATACCATTTGCTGTTGATGTAATAATAATTTTAGTATTTTTACCAGATGATACAACTGGATATGTAGATGTGTAAAATTCTGCTGCTCTTTCAACGAAAGCAAATTCGTCAAGGTATAGAAGGTTAACAGACATACCACGAATAGAACTACCAGATGTTGCCGCAGCAATAATACGAGAGTTATTACTAAATTCTATAGAACCTTTGTTTAAAGCTTTACATCCTGGCTGTAAAAAGAACGGTAAATTTTCAAGTGTCATAGTTACTCGAGATAACATTTCACGAGCAGTTGCCCCTTTATTCGCAAGGATAGCAATTGTTTTTTCTGGATTAAAAATAGCAAACCATAGCAAATACACAACCGAAGAAATTGATTTACCAGACTGTCGGCATGCTAGTACAATATTAAATCTGTTATTATTAAAATGGCTAAACATTTTTTCTTGATATGGATAAAGCTCAAATGGAACTAATCCTAAATCAAGAGAAATAATTTTACAATATTTTGATGCAAAATATGCAGGATTGTTCATGCACTTAGCGTATTCTTGCACTTCATGTTCAGTCCAATTTTGAACAATCCCATCGCGCTTTACATTAGGATTGCCAAGATAAGTGTCATTCATGATCTATAATTTTTTCTTCTTGTTTTAGCATTCTTTGTAAATCTGTTGTAGATCCAATGAATACATTATTTGTGGTTTGGCCTTTAGGCAACTCCGTCAATTCATCCTTTTTATCAAAGTCTTTTTTCTTTTTATGAAGATCTAATAAATTTCCATTAATATCAGCCACATGTTTCATCATATTAGAAAATACTTCAAACGCTCTAGGATGTTCTGTTGCTCTAGCAACTTCTATCATCTCATCAAGCGCATCAGTGCCTTTTGCTAGTAAGTCATGGTAATTTCTTCTAGCATATTCAAAATCATTATCGGGTGTATCAGAATCCATTAAGCACTATCACCATAATAAGTTATTGTTTCAGTAAATCCAAAGTCGCTATCTGCCAAACCAATCGTATCGATTGGATTTGGGGTAACAGATATTTTTTCTAAAGCAACATCTGAATCATTAAGCCCATTGTCAATTTGATAAAGATTAGTATCCGCTTGGCGAATAATAGTTTTAGAAGAAATAGGCCCATAAAAATTGACTTTCATATCAAAGTCTAAAGTATATATTATTGTGCGCCTTTGCTCTTGAGTTCCTTCATAATCATCAGTAAATGAAATCCCAGATAAAGAAATTGGAATATCTTCTTTTATATTTGAATAATCATCAAATGGCTTAATCGTCAAAGTATATTGAGGCGTAAAATAAGGAAATATTTGTTCTACAATTTGTAAAGCATCATCTTGGTTTTTTGCATAAACACTTAATTGAAAGCTAATAATATATGGAACATAAGAGTTAAATTTATTTCTTTTATTAACATTTGACCCAGCTTGGGAAAAGGTGTTATTCTTTTGAAGTTGCCTTGTTAAATCATATGCAATAGCCGTGATTTCAAAAGACATTCTTGGTAGTTTAATTGATACTTTTGAGTCATCAACTAAATCTGGTTGCTGATTAATTCTTTCGAGAAATTTTTGTTTTGGCCCATATGCTAATGGAACTTTCATTTGATTGATTACAGATCCCGAAGAATTTTTACGAATGACATAAAGATTATTAAATAGCGCGCCAAAAATAGCTACGCTTTTTCTAATTTTTTCGTGATAAAAGTGACCGCCGAACATATCTAACCTTTATATATTTGTTGAAGCTTTGTTTCAAATAATTCTATTTTTTCTAATCTATTTGGCCACAGAATATATTCTTTTTCTGGATTTTTCTTTAAATTATTTAAAAGTGGAACTACAGAATTATAAAGCTTATCTAATCTAGATTGAGTAGTCATAGCTAATTGCTCAGCATTATGTGCTACTGCAGCAGTTTGTTGTACTGTTTGAAGCTCATCTTCATCTACGGCCGTAAAGCCAAAATCAAACATTTCATCCATTATTCAGGATCTCCAAATGGATTAGATTCAGAAAAATCTAAGAAATCAGTAAGTGTATCAAAATATGTATTTTGTTCGGTGTTTGATAATTGATTATCTTCAGCTACTGATACTACATTAGACAATGCAAATAACTCACCAGCTGAAGTATCTAAATCTGTTGTACCTACAATTGATCTGCCACTAACAAATGTATGATATAATCCATCATCAGCGCCAGCATTAATAACTCCAAGAATAAGATCTGAATCACTCCAACGAGAAACTTCGCCAGACATTACAACACCATCCGAGAAAGTTTGATTTACAGTTTCGCCTAATGCAAAACCACCACCATCTGAATCTAGTGTAAGTAAATACTCATAGCCATAATCTCTTGCTATATCATCTACGTCAGTAATATCAGTATCAAAGTCTTCACCACTAAATTCAAATAGTTCGCAACGCAATTTATATGTTGGTAAATCTTTTAATTGGTAAAACGGTTGTTCATGCTCAACATGCGTAATTTCAAATAATTTTTTAGAAAACGGAATGTAAAGTAAATCACCTTCAAAGGGTCTTACACCTTCAAGTTCATTATCATATCTTGCAACAGTTTGCTCCCAACGTTTTTTTGCCACAATAAATGTGGCCTGATCTCGTATTTCAACTCCAAATTTTGTAAATAGATCTCCTTCGCCGTCAAAACCTTCAATGTTTTCAATGTACATTTCAATTTTATATGACGAATTAAAACGAGAATTAGCATCCTCATTTAAAATATTATCTTTATTTACTATATCGCGCGGGAGATAGTAAATATCTTGGCCATAGATTTTTAGAGATTCAATTATAATTTCTTCATATAATTGTTGCTCTGGCCTACTGCCTTGGCTGAAATACATATTAGTTGCCATAATTTACCCCATAAAAAAATCTGATGGGAATTCATGCTCTAAACGAATAGATTCTCTTAGCCGTTCTAAATCTTGTTGTGCATCTTCAAAGATTTGTCTGCCATTAAGAGTTACGCCACCAGGAAGAGTCATACCTTCAAACTTAATTAAATTAGAACCCCATTGCCTTTTGAATAATGCTGTTGTGTATTCTTTTAACCAGCGATCATTATAAATTGAAGTGTTTGTATTAGGGTCTAAAATCTTATAAACTTCTGCTACAATGTAATCATCCTTTTCAATATCTTTATCTTCGAAATCCCCATAAATATAAAGTCTATTTTCTCTTCTTGAAAATTGAACTTGAGGAGTACCATTTAACTTCATATCAATTAATGATAAGTATTGCTGCATTTGTTCATAATAAGCTAAATCGCCCATATATGTATGAAGGTTTGCAATGTCATTTAAATGTAATTGGTATTTAATATCGAAAAAATCTTTTGTGACCGCGCCGCCTTTTATTGGAAACAGTCTAGATACATAAGTAATACTACTATCTAAAGAAATATATTGATTTGTAACATCGTCTTCTGTTACTTTATGTTTTAAATATGTCCTTAAAGTCGCATCAGAATGAAACTCTTGATAATATTGAAGAGCTTCATCTACACGATCTTCTTGTTGTTCAGGGTCAATATTGATTTCAATTACTGGATCACCCAATGAACGCATTACGTAATCAATTAAACTCTGCCTGCTGGTTGGATTAGCCATGTTTAAAACCTTTAAATCTTTTTACTTATTTATACTTACGTATTTGCATGACCATATGACCCTGCATAATAACCTGAGCGGAGATAATTAGGGTAGAATGATAATGAAGGTTGATAGCTATCAAAGGCAGTAACCGAAACAAAAGAAGAATATGGAAAAACAAAAGTCTTTTCTGTTTCACTATTAAAATTAAGAGGGTATGTATTCGGTGTTATAGCTAGCGTGGGTGATCCAATGTGATACATAGCTTGATGGGCATCCCCGCCGCTAGATACTTTTCCGCCGTAATGGCCAACATAATTAGTATCTCCTAACGTTGTGGCTTCGCCATCAGCTGTTGCGTGCGGATAGACTCTTACTTTTCCAATTACAGCAGAAATAGTGTTTGGACAGCCGCTGTTAGCTGACCATCCACCCCAAACATAACCCGAGGACGCACTGCTAGTGGCGGCGTGTGCTCCATATGTGCCTTGAGGCCCTCTGTTGGTAGAACCAGATCCAGTTTGAGGTACTAAGCTTTGCCCCATGTCTGCTTGAGGTACGCTATAACTGTTACCATATGGAAATGCAGCATACGGAAATTGAACTGTTTGTTCTCTAAGACCATTACTATTTCCTGGATAATATTTATGAGCTGGGCCACTGCCAACAAAAATTTTAGCATATGTTTTTGATGATGCTGCTTGACCATGATTCCACGAAAAATCCCCAGGAGCATTGTACTGAGAGGCATAGTTTCCACCTGATTGAAAAGAAGTATCAGACGAATATGGAGTAGTCAGCCAGCTGCTAATATTCCAAACATGTATTCTTCCATTTGTATCTTCTGAATATGGAGTGCCTACCCTATTGGATGGAATAGATGATACTGGCTGCAAAATAAATTTTGTCGGATAAGAACTGATAGATGGATTTCCTATTGTCTCAATTTGATGCTGTTTTGACATTTTCCAAAAAGTATTGGAGAAGTTGTTGCTGCTTGGATATTGGGCGCCACGCATCCAATATACATGAGTAGGTGATGCAGCTTTATGCGATTCCGTCAGGCCGTGGTGTGCTGGTCCGGCAGTACCTACCATTATAGAAGTTTTATTTGCAAAATTAGTATAGAAGACATTCTGTCTCGTAGTGCTTTTACTGCCGCCAAGTGGTGCGTTATTGACAAGCGGGCTGTTGGCGCCGCCACTAAACCATCCAGTTGTACCAATCATATCTTTATTAAAATATGGCTGTAATCCAAGACCTTTAATTCTCCCACCCATATTCATTTTTACAAAACTTGGAGAGTTTACAATAAAGTAACTGCCAAATGTAAAAGAAGCATATTGATAGCCTCCATTACGTGGCGTCACACCCTTTCCGGGAGCTAGATTTGGCATAAACGCTGAAGACGCTTGGGCAGGTCCAGCAGATTTTATTGAATAATGCGTGGTGTTTGGCGTACCAAAAGACATCTGAAATGCGTAACCATTGTTCGCTTGATTAGGATTACCAGGACTCGGCGTCGTGCTGCTTCCCCCAGGATTTCTTTGTAAAAAACGTACTACCATATTAGACTCCTAACTGGGTAATTGGTCGACCAGAGTTATAAGCCTGGTTTGCAGAAGATGAAATCGGATAAAATCCACTACCATCTGTTCTCGCATAATATTGAACACCTGGAGATCTTAGTCTTATTGTTCCAGAGGCATTATAGTTTGGTGTAACTTGCCCCCAAGTTACGTTCATTTGAATTCCGCCTGATCCTGGATATGTAAATGGCGTACTAAATGTAAACGTTTTTGCGCCTGAACCAGACCACGTATAGGGCGTTGGGCCAAAATTAATAGTAGATGTATAATAACTGCTACTAGTAGTAGACGCGGCGTTAGGAGTAGGGCCCATTGCAATTGTAAATTGCGGAGCCACTGGGCGGTTAGGCGCGGTGTTTAAATACCATGAACACGAATTAATTGTTTTAGAACTAGAAAGCCCTGCTGTGGTCAATTCAGCTGATGGATAATTAAATCTTACAATTCCTCTTCTATACCAAGTATTAGCAATAGAATGTGTACTGTTTGGATTTGTAATGTAAGGGGTGCTGGCATATGGCGAGCCCCCAGGAAGAAAGAAAGGCCCTGAACCACCACCACTTGGTGTAGGTGTTACAGAAGTATCGCCAACCGTAACTGTAATATTTTGACCGCTTGCCCCAGTTCCATCAGCCGGATATGCTGATGGAACTGAAAAGGTCATTGTCTCAGTGCCTTCAGTCGTTAAATCATTTTGGAATTGGTAAGGAATAGCAGTTCCAAGAGTAGCTGTTCCAGAAGTTGGAGTACCAGTTGGGTTAAAATCAGGACTTGTAACACCAGTAATACTATATGGAAATGGGGTAGTGGCGCCATCAGAGGCGGTCATTGTAATTGTTACGGTATTTCCTTCATTTACGGTGGCAGTAGGAGATTTAGTTAATGTGTAAGATACAGGCACCGTCCCTGCTCCCCCCTCGCCGCCATAATCACCTGGAGATAAATCAGCATACAAAATTCCGCCACCCATATTAATTGTGCCACTAAAATTAGTAGGCTCTAATACACCAGTCTGCGAGGTGTTAGGCGTAACAATTGTTATATCAGGGCCAACGCTATTTGAAAAAATAGTGGTTGTGGTTGTTGGTGTGTTTGATGATGTAATAGTAATTGCCATTTTTTTAAACTCCAAACATGCCCATGTTGCGGCGAATTAGTGGTGTTGGCACCTGAGCATAAGTGTTTACAAATGATGCATAAGGAGTTATAGTCGGAACTATTCTAATTTGGCCACCAGAAAATGTATTATATCCTCCACCCATATATAATTTACTATCTCCTCCAGACACTATATGCGAAGGTGACCCATGCGGCAGCATGGTGCTTGACGTTGAGGACCCGGGAAATGTGACAGGCGTTGGCGCAAGCGGCCTATATGATGTAAATACCGGAGCATTAATTGTAGTATTACTAGCAGTTGAATACTTGACTATTGCCCACTGATTCGTCCCTGTCGATGGTGGGCTAGGCGCGTATGTTCCACCACCTGCAAATATATTACCGCCACCGACATCTTGACCAACACCACTTTCATACATGCCACGGCCGTCAGGTGTTTTATGCTGAGGACCCAGTTGAGCTGCAACACTAACTGAATTAACAGATGCCGTTGGATATTTGACAAATCCCCCTTGGCCCCAGACTGTTGACCTAACAGCTGATCCGCCACCCATATGAATAGAATTATCTCCTTCTGAGTAAAAATTCCATGCACCTGAAGAACGATAATACCATCCATTTGAAGCCGGCGCCGCAGCACTTACCCATTGTGGTAATGAAATGTTTGTTGCCAGCTGAGTTGCTATTTCACTAGCAAAAGGAAAGGTTGTGTACGTTATCTGTGGTGAATATGACGGAGAAGGCATAGTACTAGTAATTGGAACAACTGTATTGGAAAAAGTCTTAATTGCATGTAATTTATCTGGCGCAGATCCCGAGCGCTTTCCACCAGTATACGTTACTGGCTGGGGTAAATATGTGCTGATAATATTACTAGTTGAAACCGGTGCGCCATCTGTTAAACTAAGAGGAACTTTATACCATTGGCCAGATCGCGGCGCGAAATTTGGATTATAATATGGATAAAAAGTAGAACTACCGGCTTTTGCCATATACGCATTCACCGAAGAGGTGCCAGTTCCAAAGCCCCCTTGTGGCGCATTAGATCCATAAGTTGATCCAATAACCGTTACTGTAGCACCTGGCGTTGCGGCAATTGGCATATAATGCATTCCATCAGAGCCATAACCTGCTGGATTACTGTTACCCGTAAGACCTGCAAATTGATATATTCTTATATTAGCTTCTTCGTATGGCTCATCTCCTACACCGTGAGCATATTCTGTAGCCCATATATAACCTGGCCCGATTGCCCAACCCTGTGGAGTAGCCTGAAAAGATGTATGCTGTACGTTGCCCGGCGCCGGATTGCCGGCATATGGCGACTCTCCGGTTGCAATCACTCCTCTAATCAAATCTAAAGGACCAAATTGAGTATTTTCTCTATATTGAGGTTGTGTCGGACCGGCCGGTCCGCCAGGGTTTGTAGTAGGGGAAAATGAGTCAGGTATCCCACCATACAAGATAATACTATTTCCGGTAATCATAATAGGCATTTAGAATATAATACCTTTATTTTCTATATCTTCATGATACCTAATTAATTCATCCCACTGGTCTGAGGCCTCAATTCTACAAGAATCATCACTCATTTTTAATGGATAACCATTACTGTCGTATCCAAGAATTGAGCCATCACTATCAAGAAGCAAAAACTCTCCAATATTTGAATATTTAAGATTTGATCTTCTCTCAATATAAGAAGCACTATCTAAATAAACTAGAGTGTTCGGGACGTGAAAAAAGCTGTCGGATTCTTTTGCAATATAACCCACATAGGTGTAATCAGATTCATTAAAGTCATAACCGCCAGAAGAAATAAATTCCGGCGTTTTGCCCATTTGATTTTGCGTGTCTCTATGAAGTTTATATTCAACAAAAGGCATTTTAATTAGTCCTTATTTAATAGTGGTTTTTCTTCACTAGCGTCTTCAACATGTAAAGCAACAGGTATAATAGAAGCTGCGCCAGCATCAGGTTTCGGATTTAGTCTAGTAATAGATAGTCTTGTTTCGCTTACTTTAAGATTGCGAGCTAAATCATTAGCTAAAGAATTTACAAATTCAAATAATTCTCGCGTATCCCAATTATCGCTGTTCTCTTCTCTAATTAAATAGTTTTTAATAGCATTAAGCAGTTTTGAAGGATTAATTCCAATTTGTTCTAAGTATTCCTGTTCACCCTTAGTAATAGATCCGCTTTGCCTAACATCCCGAATACATTGTTGGATTGATCTAGACATATGTGCATATGCTTGATCTTCTTCGATTTCATATTCAGTAATTCCTGAAACCGTTTTATTAAGCTCTTCATAATTTCCTTTAATTGCAATTAGATCTTTCATAGCACCTTCTAACATAAGAAGATCGCGTTCTTCTGAAGAACGCATTGAGCCTAATGCTAGCATTAAACGCATTTTCTTAAATCTTTGTTGCGGAATAGATTCATCTAATTGACCAAGTTTATGTTCTACTTCTTGAATTTTAATTTGAGTTTCTAAAACATTCCATTTTGATTGATCGACAATATCAGCTTTATTTTGAATTTCAGCAGATATTTGGCGCATATTTAAAATAGGGTCAAAGTTAGAAAAGTTAATATGTTTCCATGCATATTGAGTATGCGCATGATTCCAAATTTCATTTAGATTAGTTGCAATCTGAACAGCTTCATCACAAAGCTTAGCATTTTCTACTAGACTTTTACCTCCAAAGCTTTTCCTGTCAGCATACATTCCTTTACTATAAACTTCAGCAATTGAGAGCTTTACGCCTCCACCTAATTTATCTGGATCAGTTAAAAGATTTTCAATATTATCTAGAATTGATAAATCTTTTTTACCATCAATTTTTTTCACAGCGTTCTTTGCCATAATACTTCCTTTATCTAAATCTACTTCTGCCATGTACCCAAATAACTAGGCAATATCTTGTCCCTTCTTCAATGGGCTTGACCATATGCGGCAAATAACTTGGGAACATATTAATTGCACCCTTTTCTTTTGAGCCTATGACTTCCATACCATTGTTATTTATAATAAGATCGCACCCTTTATATTCTGAAGGATCTGTTAACTGAATTACAATTGATAACTTACGAGTTGCTGATTCGCCTGGACCAACATCCATATGCCAATTATAGTAATCTTTTTGTTCTGCGGCTGGATCAAATTTGTATTCTAACAATTGTATATTGTTATGGAAACCAACTAATTCAAAGTCGTAATAAAATTTATTTACTACTTGTATAGCATTTGCTATCTTATTAAAAATTCCAACTGTTTTTTCATCTTTCATAACACCATAAACTTTACAGCTTCTAATTTGTTTTGCGACTTGAGCGCCGGTCATATTAGATCCTACTCCAGCATCCGTCGCATATTGTTTACTAACAACTTCATCCATCAGCATTTGGATATCGTCAGGCGTAAGAACTATTTGAGAATTATGCTCATCTGGGGTAATTGACAAATGTCCAGGTAAATCATGATCTTTAGGACTAAGTACTGTCATATCATGATAAATGCTGCTAAAAGTTCTTAGTTGAGTTTTTGCATATTCTTCTAATTCACCATACATCTGGTCGTTATTAGCGCCTTCTTGAACTTTTTGGTTAGCTGGGCGTTCACCGAGATTATTTCTTCCATCTTTATGCATATCTTTATGAGGGCCATTAGCATCGACATAATGAAAAAATACTTGAACTTGCCAATCACCTTTAAATTTATCGCGATAATGATCGAGTTCGCACCCACGGTACAAGCACAAATCGCCTCTATCTAAAATAACATTTCTAGCATCGCCCATATGAATAGGCCAAATTGGATAGTCAGAAAAATCCACTGTCATAGTGGCGCTAATTTCGCACGAAGGACGATCTTTATGAATTTTTAATTCTTCTCCTTTGTAATAAATTCTGGAATATGTATATGTTGGAAGAAGATCAATGCCAACCATTTCGCCGAGCGGTTTAGCTAATTCTTCAAGCATTTTATCCCATTCAGGATCTCCATAGATAGAATCAGACAAAGGGCATTGCGGATCTTTTTCTGTTTTTCCTGCATCCCGTAAATCAAACATATGTTTAGAAAGTTGTTTACACCGATCTTCTGGAATAACGTCAGTAATAACAAGAAATCTTTGCTCTTCAAATGTTTTAGCTGGGGTCATCTCCGGCCCAGCCATATCTTGTTGTATCATTTGCTTTGTGTGTTCCACTTGCTCTGTGTGTTTCACTTCTTGTGGTTTAGTTCCTAGTGTAATCATTATTAAATTCCTTTAAATCATAAGCCATCTATCATTAGATAGGGTCCAGTTAACTACTTCTTCAATTCTTTTTTGCACAGGTTTTGGTTCCCATCCAAGCGATTTCATTTTAGATCCGTCAAGAGCATAGCGTAAATCATGGCCAGGACGACTTGTATGAAAGTCAACCATTTCATAATTAAGTTTTTTGCCTTGAGCATCAGCAATCATTTTTGCCAATTCTAGGTTATTTATTTCATTTGCTCCGCAAATATTAAACTTAGGGCATTTGGCTCCAGTGTTGTCAGCTACTGCTTCAAACTTATTTTTTAACAAAAATAAAGTAGCATCTGCCACATCTTCGGCATGAATATAATGACGAGATCCTGGAGTTGTTTTTGCGGCATCAGAATGAATTGTTACTGTTTCTCCATCTCTTGCTTTCTTAATACACATTGGAAAAAACTTTTCAGGGTGTTGTCTTTGACCAAACACATTCATAGTATGCGTAATGTAAATTGGCATTCCATAAGTATTTTCATATGCTACTGCTAATTCTTCGCCGCCAGCCTTCGAAGCACTATATGGATTTGTACAATTGTACCTATCATTCTCTTTATATTTAATTCCATCAGGAGCTGGACCAAAGATTTCATCTGTTGAAAAATATAAGAAACGTTCTAAATTATCTTGCTGTCTAGCAAATTCTAGTACGTTACATGTACCAACAACATTATCCATTACAAATTCCATTGGTCTATCAATGGAACGATCTACATGTGAACCAGCGGCAAGATGCGCAACAATATCTACTTTACCAATATCTGATTTAAGCATTGGATTGATTTCAGCTTTAAAATCATGGTAGATTGTGCGAACTCTTTTACGTTCAGCTGGAGCATAATCTTGTAGCAAATCATGTAATCGATTTAAATTACCACTATAATCAAGACGATCTAGTGTTACAATTTCCCAATCAGTCCGTTTTAGAACTTGTCCAATTAAATGATGGGCAATAAAACCTGCACCGCCAGTAATTAAAATTCTTTTCATTCATTCACCTTTAAATTTTCAAAACATGTGGATAGCGAATGCTATCATCTTTTACAGCTGTTAACCAAGCTGTTGTAACTAATACTTGTAAATTTTCCATCCAATCATTTGGATAATAAGTTTCTTTACGAAATTCCTGAAAACGAATTTTATCATTATCAATAAAATCTCCGAGATATTTATCAGTATAATATAAGAAGCTATTTTGGTTCCAATAACTTACATGAGTTGGATCTTGAAATGCACCACGGCCATCTGTGCTTGGTACTTCAATAAATGCCCAACCACCGTGCGCCAATACTCTATGTATCTCTCCCATAATTTTTGTCTTATCATGTAGATGTTCAAGAATATGACTTGCATTTAAAACACCGACACTGTTATCAGGCAATGGAATTCCGTCATTTAAATCTGCGACAGTATCTGCATTTTTTCTTGTGTCAACCGTATGATAACCGGGATATGGATTTAATCCTCCTCCAATATCAATTTTCATCAAGCCACGTAAATCGGCATCTCTTTCAGCAAGAAGCTGGCCATACTCTCTAAATAGATCTACAGTTTTTATTTGAATTGCTTCATTACGTTCTAACCATGTATTATTACCAGTAATTCTATATAAGTAAAGGACTTTTGGTATGCGTTTCATTTTAGTAATAAGGTAAGTACGAATCATAAGCTCGTGGTCGTCACAAATAGAAAGGTCATTATTGTGGCCATCAACTTCTTCATAAATATCTTTACGCCAAGAACGAACATGATCTGGAGCGTACCATATATAAGATAAAGATTGAGCGCTTGGTTCAAAACTATGCATGGCCTTTAGCGTTTGGCCTTTCCATTCAAACTCTCTCCAAGTCCAACCGCCGTCTTCGCCATATGGAATAAATTCTCCTTCCATTTGTAATACAGCATTATCGCTATAAACAAATCCAACTTCAGGATCAGATTCATACGCCTTTTTTAATTCTTCTAAACAATCAGGAGTAATTAAATCATCGTGATCGACTTCTACTAAAACATCGCCTGTACCAATACCAAACGCTGCTTTTTTAATTGCACCAATATTTGTATCAGTATCGTGCGTACGGAATATAATTACCTGAGCATGATTTTTTATTTGATCTGGAATGTGTTCTACTTGAATTTTATTATTCAAATATAAAATCCACTCCCAATCTTTGTATGTTTGATTAAGAACACAATCAAATAATTCTAAAAGAAAGGGAATGTTACCTGGATCATGTTCAGGTGTAATAATACTAAATTTCATAATATACTATCCTGGTTTGAAAAGCTGTTACTTTTATTATATACGGTTTTGCTGGAATGTAAACAGTTTATTTCGTATTATACCAAATAACTGCATGAGGATCTGACTTTTCTTCTTCTGGTCTATCTTCAGTATAATAATACAGAGCAAGTGAATATCTAGATACAGTTTCAGGACACTGGAGAGGCTCTGGATGTCCATGAAATGCGTCGTCTGTGATATTGAATACCACCGCTCTATTAAAAATAGGTTCTACTTTAACACAACACTTTGAAAGATCTTTATCCCATAATTCAAGATGTCCATTCCATTCTGGATTCCAATCTTCATTTAAATAAATT